AGCTTGATAGTGATGAAGAAGATGAAGTACGAGAGTTTAAGTCTAGCCGCAATAAAGGCTATTACAACGTTTAACGCAGGAACATATTATGTCGATTGAAAAAAGTTTATACGAAGCCCCAGTCGGGTTAGAAGCACTGGATGATGCGGAGCCAGCTATTGAGATCGAGATTGAGGATCCTGAAGATGTAGCTATTAGAGCGGGCGACATCACTATTGAGCTAGAACCAGAAGAAGAAAGCGATGACGACTTTGACGCCAACCTCGCCGAGTACATTAGCGAGAAAGAACTTACCCAGTTAGTGGGCGACTTGATTAGCGACTACGAAGATGACCTCTCGTCCCGCAAAGACTGGATGCAAACCTATGTAGATGGCCTTGAGCTACTAGGTATGAAGATTGAAGAGCGTGCAGAACCTTGGCCTGGCGCCTGTGGCGTGTACCACCCACTATTAAGTGAGGCTCTTGTAAAGTTTCAAGCCGAGACAATCATGGAGACCTTCCCAGCAGCAGGTCCAGTGCGTACTGAGATCATCGGAAAAGAAACTCCAGAGAAAAAACAATCCGCATTGCGTGTCCAAGACGACATGAACCATCAGTTAATGGATGTAATGACAGAGTTTCGCCCTGAGCACGAGCGTATGATTTGGGGCTTGGGTTTGGCAGGTAATGCGTTTAAGAAGGTATATTTTGACCCAGCGCTAGACCGCCAAGTAAGTATGTTTATTCCCGCCGAGGACATTGTTGTTCCTTATGGCGCTTCTAATATTGAGACAGCCTCGCGTGTAACACACGTAATGCGCAAGACCGAGAATGATGTACGCCGCTTGCAGCAAGCTGGCTTTTACCGTGATGTGGACTTAGGTGAGCCTAACAATAGCTTTGACGAAGTAGAGAAGAAGATTGCTGAGAAGATGGGTTTCTCTGTAACTTCAGATGACCGCTACAAACTATTAGAGATGCACGTCGACATTGACTTGCCTGGGTATGAGGACGAGGATGAAGACGGAGAACCAACCGGGATTGCTTTGCCGTATGTTGTCACGCTTGAGAAAGGCAGCATGGAAGTGTTGTCGATCCGTCGCAACTGGCGTCCAGAAGATAAAAGAAAGCAAAAGCGTAATCATTTTGTCCATTACGGATATGTCCCAGGCTTTGGTTTCTACTGCTTTGGTCTTATCCATCTTGTCGGGGCTTTTGCTAAGTCTGGTACTGCTCTTATTAGACAGCTTGTGGATGCAGGAACATTATCGAATCTGCCGGGCGGCTTTAAGACCCGTGGCTTGCGAGTAAAAGGCGACGATACCCCGATAGCTCCAGGCGAGTGGCGTGATGTGGATGTACCTTCAGGTGTAATGCGTGACAACATCTTGCCGTTGCCATATAAAGAACCAAGTCAGGTTTTATACAGCTTACTTGGCACTATCGTAGAAGAAGGCCGTCGTTTTGCTTCCGCTGCCGACATGAAGGTTTCGGATATGAGCGGGCAAGCCCCCGTAGGTACAACTCTAGCGATCTTGGAGCGTACTTTAAAGGTTATGTCTGCTGTACAGGCCCGTGTCCACTACTCAATGAAGCAAGAATTAAAGCTTCTTAAAGAAATTATTCGTGACTACACACCTGACGAATATTCTTACGAGCCAGTAGAAGGTACCTCCCGTGCTAAGAAGGAAGACTACGACTCATGTGACGTTATTCCGGTATCTGACCCCAATGCAGCAACGATGGCGCAAAAGATTGTTCAGTATCAAGCCGTATTACAGTTAGCGGCAGGGGCTCCTCAGCTATATAACCTCCCACTTCTCCACCGTCAAATGCTTGATGTACTAGGTATTAAGAACGCACAAAAGCTTGTTCCAATGCCAGACGACGAAAAGCCACAAGACCCCATTACTGAGAACATGGACGCATTTAAGGGTAAACCGATCAAAGCGTTCTTATATCAGGACCATGAAGCTCACTTGATGAGCCACCAGAATTTCTTGCAAGACCCATTAACAGCAGCAATGTTAGGTCAGAATCCGCAAGCGCAACAAATCATGGCAGGCTTACAAGCACACATGGCAGAGCACTTTGGTTTTAAATACCGCCAGCAAATCGAACAAGAGCTTGGCGCACCGTTGCCATACATTAAAGACGACGATGACGAGGGCATTCCAGAAGAGTACGAAGTTCAGCTGTCCCGCCTTATTGCCCAAGCAAGTTCCCAGTTGTTGCAGAAAAACCAACAAGAAGCTGCACAACAAGAAGCCCAGCAACAGGCAGAAGACCCAATCATCCAGATGCAGAAACAAGAACTGGAAATTAAGGCGCAAGACGTACAGCGCAAATCAGCAAAAGACATCGAAGACATTAAACTTGAGAACCGCCGTTTAGATCTTGAGCAGATGCGCATCGAAGGACAGCTAGAGCTAGAAGGCAACAAGTTGGGCGTAAAAATGGCTCACGAAAAAGAACAGCTAGAGTACAAAGCAGAGTTTGAACCAACGAAACTTGGCGTACAAATGGCTAAAGACCAAGATCAACTCGATAAGAAGTCGCAGTTAGAACTATTAAGAATTGCGGCAGCAGAGCAAAACAAACAATCTAAAGGGCAGAAACAATGACCGGATTAGAGGTTCTTTTAGAGCAGCTTGACGAAAAAGCCCAACAGCTTCAAAACTCCATAATTAATGGAAACCTTGAAGATTTTGCGGACTACAAAAAACTGTGCGGTGAGGTTAGGGGTCTACTGATTGCACGGGGATACGTATTAGACCTCAAAGACAGACTGGAGAAATCAGATGAGTAACAAACTCGACTTGGGCCGAGCGGTGGATTTAACGTCGCTACTGGAGAAGTCAGACGAAGAAAAAGCAAGACAACTTCCAGACCCAACAGGCTACCGCATTTTATGTGCGATTCCCGAAGTGGAGAAGGAGTACGAAAGTGGTTTAGTAAAGGCAGATGCAACGATTGGTTTTGAGGAAAAGCTAGCTACAGTGCTTTTTGTTGTTTCTCTTGGCCCAGACTGTTATGCCGATAAGGACAGATTCCCTAGTGGCCCTTGGTGTAAAAAGGGTGATTTTGTAATCGTTCGACCACATGCAGGAACCCGCCTATTAATTCACGGACGTGAGTTTAGGTTAATTAACGACGATTCAGTGGAATCTGTAGTCCAGGATCCCCGCGGAATCAAACGAGCTTAAGGAGCCGACATGCCAGAATTTGAGAAAGAAGATTATAAGTTTCCTGACGAAGTAGAAGCTAAAGAAGTAGTAGAAGATCAGGAAAACGGGGCAGAAATTGAGGTTGAAATTGAGGACGATACCCCACCACAAGACCGTAACCGCACCCCTTTACCCGCAGAAGTAGTCGAGGAGCTTGAGAAAGACACCCTAGACGAGTACTCTGATAAGGTAAAAACCCGTCTAAAACAGATGAAAAAAGTGTGGCACGACGAGCGCCGGGCTAAAGAGTCAGCCTATAGGGAGCAACAAGAAGCTATTACCCTAGCCCGCAAAGCTTTAGACGAGAATAGAGCGCTTAAAGCCAGGCTAAGTAAAGGCGAAGAGCACTTAATTGAGTCGTTTAAAGGTGCTGCAGAAAGTGAGTTAGCAAACGCTAAACGGGAATACCGTGAAGCTTATGAGGCTGGCGATGCAGATAAGTTAGTTGAAGCACAGGAAAAAATGACTTCAGCCAAGCTTAAAATGGAGCGAGTAAGCAGCGTTAGCGCAGCCCGGGTGGAAAGTGCTGGACAGGAAATAGAAAGTGATGTACAAAGAGACATAAACCGAGCTCCGGCTGCGGTACGCGATACAAAAGCAACTGCGTGGCAAGAAAAAAACACGTGGTTTGGTCAAGACGACGAGATGACAAGCTTAGCATTAGGCCTACATGAGAAGCTAGTCAAGGAAAACGGAATGGCCTACGCAACGACTGATGAATATTACAAGCGTATTGATCAGACTATGCGAAAACGCTTCCCCGAAAACTTTGAGGAAGAAAAAACAGTTGACGAAGTTAAAACCTCGCCGACTCGTACAAAACCTAGCACGGTAGTAGCTCCGGCAACCCGCAGCACCTCTGCAAAAAGAGTGACGCTGACAAATTCCCAGCAAGCAATTGCAAAGAAACTCGGATTGACCAATGAGCAATACGCCCGCGAACTAACTAAAATGGAGGCCTAAAATGGCTGAAAACAAATCAAGAATTGACCGCGCATTAGAAACTCGTGAAGTAACAGAACGTCCTAAGCAGTGGGCGCCTGCAGAACTTCTCCCTGAGCCAGATCAACAGGCTGGGTTTAAATACCGGTGGATTCGTATATCGACTCTGAATAATCCTGACCCTAGAAATTTATCTTCTAAGATGCGGGAAGGCTGGGAGCCAGTACGAATTGAAGAGCAACCAAAGTTCCAACTGCTAGCTGATCCAAATAGTCGCTTTAAGGACAATATTGAGATTGGTGGATTGTTGTTGTGCAAGACGCCTGTAGAGTTTGTTGAGCAGCGAAATAAGCATTACCAGCAAATCACAGAATCACAGACTAATGCTGTAGACAACAGTTTAATGCGCGAAAGTGACTCACGGATGCCGCTCTATAAAGAGAGCAAATCCTCGACGACCTTTGGCAAAGGCAAGTAATTTTAATCTTTTATATAGGAGTTTCACATGGCTTATCCAACCATTAGTGCTCCCTACGGCTTTAAACCAATTAACCGTTTAGACGGCTTACCATACGCAGGTGCAACACGTCAGTACCCTGTAACTTCTGGTCAAGCAATTTACAACGGTCAACCAGTGGTTTTGGCTATAGGTGGTACAGTATCAGGCGATTCAGATCTAACAGCAGGAAATATTCTTGGTGTTGCAGTTGGTGTTCAATACACTAACTCGTCTGGTCAAACAGTTCAGGCTCAATATGCACCAGCATCTGGCGTAACTAACGTTATTGCTTATGTTGTTGACGATCCTTTTGCTCTGTTCCAAGTCGCTATTACAGGTAACAACTCAACCATTACTGCAGCTGGCAGAAACATTGTTGGCACTAACGTAACGGGTATTGTTGGTACACCTGACGCTACAACTGGTAACGCTACTTCTTCTATCTTCGGTGGTTCAGCTGCTGTTACAGCAACTTTCCCATTCCGTGTGGTAGACGTGGTTCCAGACACCGCGACTGGCGCAAACGCATTTGTGGAAGCAATCGTTAAGATTAACTTATCACAACTTTTATCAACCACCGGCAATGCCGCAGCCTAATTAGGAGCTATAAATGGCTATTTCACGCGCACAACTACTGAAAGAGTTGCTCCCTGGATTGAACGCATTGTTCGGTTTAGAGTACGCTCGCTACGGCGAAGAGCACAAAGAGATTTTCGAAACTGAGACCTCTGAGCGTTCTTTCGAAGAAGAAACAAAGCTTTCCGGCTTTTCTGCTGCACCTGTTAAAAACGAAGGCGCTGCCATCGCTTATGACAATGCACAAGAAGCATGGTCTGCTCGCTACAACCACGAAACTATTGCCCTTGGCTTTAGCTTAACCGAAGAAGCAATCGAAGATAACCTCTACGACAGCCTCTCTGGTCGCTATACAAAGGCTTTGGCTCGTGCTATGGCTTACACCAAACAGGTTAAAGCTGCAAACATTTTGAATAACGCCTTCACTGCTGGCTACACATACGGTGACGGAGAGACATTATGTTCTACAGATCACCCATTGGTCTCAGGCGGTTCAAACAGCAACACCCCAGCAGTACAAGCTGACTTGAATGAAACATCATTGGAAAATGCTGTTATTCAGATCGCTGCTTGGACTGACGAGCGTGGACTGTTGATCGCTGCTAAGCCTAAGAAATTGGTTATTCCACCTGCACTACAGTTCGTTGCAACTCGTTTGCTCGAGACAGAACTCCGTGTTGGTACAGCCGATAACGACATTAACGCTATTAAGAACAATGGTTCTATCCCTGATGGCTACACAGTTAATCACTTCCTGACAGATACAAATGCCTGGTTCTTGACAACTGATGTACCTAATGGTTTGAAGCATTTCGTTCGCACCCCACTGACCCAGTCTATGGACGGTGACTTCGACACTGGTAACGTTCGTTACAAGTCTCGTGAGCGTTATTCTTTCGGTGCTTCCGATCCCCTCGGTATTTTCGGCTCACAAGGCGCTTAAGTACTACCCCCCCTTGTTACTTCGGTGACTTGGAGCCCCTCTTCGGAGGGGCATTTTATTTGGGAAAACTCCTTGCACAAAGCCAAAAAAGTAGTAATATCGTAGTACGTCTAGGAACTTTTTACTTGTATCGACTGACCTAGCAGACGTTATAGAGACGATACGAGGATGTGCTATAACACGGAGATTTTCAACTATGGCAAAAACCACATTTAGCGGTCCAGTAAACTCGTTAGGCGGCTTCATGCAGCCCGTTCAATACATTACTTCGGCCTCTGTATCCCCTATTAGTATTGATGCTGGCAGCTCTTATGTCATCCTAGCTACAGCCCAAGGCGGCCCTGCTGCTGCAGTAACTTTGGTACTCCCCCAAGTAACTAGCGGTACATTTAGCCCTACATCTCAACCAGCTGATGCTAATTTCAACGGCATTCGTGGTCAGGTATACAACCAAGATGGTACTTTGGTTCATATCCTCAAAGGTTTTGGCAGTCCTGCCCAGCCTGTAAACGAAGATGCTGATGGTGTAAATATCGCTGTTAACTCAGTAGTTCAATGGGTTGGCAACGGTAATCAGTCGGCTCCTTGGTTGGCAGTTGCTAATTCTTTAGCTGTTGGCGCAACCTAATTAATCTCATGGACTAGGGAAAACCCTAGTCTACTCAACATCTTAGGAGATTAATTATGGGTATGCAATATGACGTTAAATCAACGGCAATAGCTGCTGCGGCAACCAATGCTGCGATATTTGCCGGACCAGCACGTATTAAAGGTATGGTTGTTGGTATTCCTACAGCCGGTGGTACCTTAACTTTACAAAATGGTTCTGGCGGAACTGTTGTATTTTCGCTTGTAATTCCTGCAAGTTCAGGTGGCGCAAGCGCTGTTGTTATTCCTGGTGAAGGCATCCGTTGTGACTCAGGCATTTACGCTACAACCCCAGCTGATATGACTGTTACCGTATTTTATGGCTAAGAAAAAAGGCCCCTCCCTTGCGATTGGTCGTGGTGAAAAGTTGCCTGTATCTAAGGGCGCTGGGCCTACCGCCAAAGGCCGTGCTA